TTCCTAAATCTTGCTGAACTCCTTCAAGAATTGTTCCTGACTTCATTAAGTAGCAACGGAACTCCTGACGGTTTCCTGTAGATGTTGGATCGTTAGTGTTAACAGCAGAGTCAACAATAACTTTACAACCAGCAAATTCACCAACGGCTCTTGAATTAACTCCAACGCCACCACCACCCCAGGTGACAGCACCAGAAGCAGCTAATGAAGAAGTTGAGAATGTTAACATTCCAACTTGATAGAGATAATAAGCAACAGAAGGATGAACAACTAGAATATCTAATTCTTCACCACGCTCACCCAATTTAGAACGAGCTTCTGCCATTGTTGCAGCAGTTAAATAATTTGATTCACCAGTCGAACCAGAACCACCTAATTGCTTCTCTAAACGATGATCATTTAGAGCAGTATGGAATAAACCAGTTAGCTGCTCGAATAAACGGACAGAATTTAGTTTGTTGATAGCATCTGCAAGCTGATTTCTGATGTGACCCATTGGATCTTCACCAGCAGCTA